ATCTTTACGTGAAAGCGTTGAAAAAGATTTAATGGATATCAACAAAGAAGCAGAACATGAAGTTTTACAATCTAAATTAGACAAAATTGACGCTTTAATCGATCTTAGACGTTCTAAACTTGGTAAACTTGACGAAGATGAGGATATGAAAGCCTTAACTGACAAGAAAAAAGTTAAAGAACTTGAAAAAGACATCAAAAAGTTAGAAGTAGCTCGCAACAAAGTTGAAAAAATGATGTCAAAATTCAAAGGCAAAAAATCGTCTGACAAAAAAGTAATTGATGAAACAGAAGAAGATCTTGATGTAGATGCTGAATATGTTGAAGATGCTACTGAAAGATTAGATGCTGGTCAAAAAGTAGATTCAATTAGAGACACATATGATAATCTAGGGATGGATCAAAAATCCGACTTAACAGACTATCTAAACACTATAGCCCCAGACGATTTAAAATCTGATTACGTATACTAAGATGAGTAAAGAACTTTTAATAGAAACTAGACATTTCGTCCCTAAACCAGTAAAACTGATTGAAGGAATGAACAAAAATGGAAACGTTTTTGTTGAAGGGATATTGGCTACAGTAGAAGTTAAGAATGGAAACGGCCGTTACTATAAAAAAGAATTATGGGAACGTGAAATCGACAACTTTATACGCAAAATCAAACAACACTCTACTGAGACAGTGGGTGAATTGGACCATCCTGATTCTCAAGTAATTAACTTGAAAAATGCATCACATGCAATTCGTGAAGTATGGTGGAGAGGAGATGAAATTTGGGGAAAAGTTGAAATATTTTCCGACCCAGGAGAACTAGGAACTACTTCAGGTCGTATTGCAGGTGCGTTAGTTAGAAATGGTTTAATTATTGGTATTTCTTCTCGTGGAATGGGTTCATTAAAGCAAATGGGTGAAGTGATGGAAGTACAAGACGATTTCGAATTATTAACATGGGATCTTGTATCTAACCCATCAAACCCAGATTCATGGATGAAAAATGGAATGTTAAACGAATCTAGAACAACACAATTAAACGAATACGCACGTACAAACTCAATTCTTACCGAAATTTTGTGTGCTAAAGGCACATGCCCTATATTTTAAAACGCCTGCTACCTTAGGCAATAAATGTACCCGTAAACATACCTTAAGAATTGTTTGCGGGTCTTTTTTTTGATTTTGCGACTTTCACGTTTTCCCCACATATATATAACTTGAATATACCACCCCCTCAATTCTTATGTGGTATCATAATTAAGAAATTCTATTACGTTTCTCAATAAACGTACTTTCCCAACAAATAATTTAGGAAAAATGGCAACAAACAGAGACTTGCTTAAAGAAGCAATCGCAGATGCTAAAGCTGTTAAAGAAACTGCTATCGCAAATGCAAAAGCTGCTCTAGAAGAAGCCTTCACACCTCAATTAAAATCAATGTTCGCAGCAAAACTTCAGGAAATGGAACTCAACGAAGAGGAAAATGAAAGAGAAGGATTTGGAGATTTCGACACTAAAGACAATGCTGGATTCGGTACGATGGATGCAAAAGCTTTAGATGAAGAAGATCTTGACGAATATGCAGAGATTCAACCAACTGACCTTCCAAAAGGAACAAGAGGTATAGAAAAGGATGAAGACATGATGGAAATTGATTTGGAAGAGCTTTTACGTGAGCTAGAAATGGAAGAGGGTAATATGGAAGAATCCTTAAACGAAGCTGAAGGAGATGACGACGATGATACAAACGTATCTAACGAAGATTCTGACGAAGGTGACGAAGAAGGAACTCCAATTGACCTCGAAGACATGACAGATGAAGATCTTAAATCTATGATCGAAGATGTTATTAAAGACATGATCGCTGCAGGCGAAATTGAAGGTGGTCATGAAGGTATGAAAGATGAAATGGGTGTAGAAGGTGAAGAAGATGTTGATTTAGCTGAACTTTTAAAAGAAATTGAAGAAATGGAAGACACAATGTACGAAAAAAAAGAACCAATTGAAGAAATGGAGTTAACTGGATATAGTTGGATTTGGACAGCTTTACCTTGGATTATAGGTAGTGGTATTACTTTTGGTTATTTTATCAATTATCTTAAAAACAAAGGAAAAATTGAAGCTGAAGACGCCAAAAGATGGGCAGAAACTTTTAGTTCAAGTTCAAATAAAAAAGAAGCTGCAAAAGAAATTGGACAAGAATTGCAAGATCAAGGAATAGAAGCAAAAGATATAGCTACAGCTGCTTTAACTTCTGCTGAAAAAGCTCCACTTAAAGAATCTTTTGAACTTTCTGAAGCTTATAAAACAATCAAAACTCTTAAGTCTGAATTGAACGAGATCAACTTGTTAAATGCTAAACTTCTTTACACTAACAAAATCTTCAAATCTAAAAATTTGAACGAAAGTCAAAAAGTGAAAGTGTTAAGTTCGTTTGATAAAGCTACTACAGTAGGTGAAGTAAAATTAGTGTTTGAAACTTTAAATGAGGGAATCAAAGTAAAATCAAACTTAATTAAAGAAAACTTAGGTAGTGCTTCTAAATCGACAATCACACCAAACGTTAAAAAACCAATCGTTGAGTCAAACGATGCATTTTTAAGAATGCAAAAATTGGCTGGAATAATTTAATTTTAATTTAAAACAAAAAACAAACAAAATGTCAAGTATTAATTCTTTATTAGAAAGCGCAGCTTCTGGATGGAAAAACATGCAAAGCGACGCGGCTCGTATGTCCGCAAAATGGGCTAAAACGGGATTATTAGAAGGATTGAATGGTGAAGTTGAGAAAAACAACATGGCTATGATCCTCGAAAACCAAGCAAAACAACTTGTTGTTGAGCAATCTTCTACAAACGTAGCTGGTGGAACTTTCCAAGTAGGACAAGGTGAGCAATGGGCTGGTGTAGCTCTTCCATTGGTACGTAAAGTATTCGGTTCTTTATCATCTAAAGAATTCGTTTCTGTACAACCAATGAATTTGCCTTCTGGTCTTGTATTCTTCTTGGATTTCCAATATGGTGCAAGTTCTAAAGCTGCTCCAACAGGTCCATTTGGTCCTGGTGGTGACACTTATGGTGCTACTTCATCTATGTATGGTAATACAAACCCAGGTGTAAATGCTGATGCTTCCCAAGGTCTATATGGCGCTGGTAGATTTGCTTATTCAGTTAACCAATTCTCAGCATCTGTAACTTCATCTACTTCACCAGCAGCATGGTCTGATGTAGATTATGATACAACATTATCTGCTTCTATTGCTTCTGGTGCTATCCAGAAAATTGTTTATACCGTAGGTACTAACACAACAGTTCCACGCCCAGATTTTAAAGGTGTTCGTGCATTTGTTCCTGCTTCAGGTGCTGCTGCTACTCCTGCATCTCAAATCAACTCCAACTTGTTACCACAGTATACAGCTACTAATGGTTCTTCTACTATTACCTTTATTGTATCAGGTTCAGGTGCTTTAACTGGAATCCCTTCAGGATCTAGTACAATCAATACATTATTCTATAATGTTCAACCTGCTGACAACTACAGAGGTGATTTCGAAGATAACAGCGGTGCTGGTTATCCAAATGCTGAATCTACAGCTGCTGATTCATTAGCTATCCCTCAAATCAATATCCAGATGAAATCTGAGGCTATTGTTGCTAAAACTCGTAAGTTAAAAGCACAATGGACACCAGAATTTGCTCAAGATTTAAATGCATACCAATCTTTGGATGCTGAAGCTGAATTAACTTCAATCATGAGTGAATACATCGCATTAGAAATTGATCTTGAAGTAATCGATATGTTAATTCAAGATGCTTCTGCATGGGATGAATATTGGTCAGCTAAAAACAACAACTACCTCAACAATGCTAAAACTGCTTGGGCTACTGATGCTGGTTATTACAACACACAAGGCCAATGGTTCCAAACTTTAGGAACTAAAATGCAAAAAGTTAGTAACAAAATTCACCAAAAGACATTACGTGGTGGTGCAAACTTCATCGTATGTTCTCCTACAGTAGCAACCATCCTTGAATCAATCCCAGGATTTGCAGCCGCTTCTGATGGTGATGTAACTAAAGCAAACTATGCATTTGGTATCCAAAAAGCTGGTCAAATGAACAACCGTTATACAGTTTACAAAAACCCTTACATGACTGAAAACTTAATGTTAATGGGTTATAGAGGATCTCAATTCCTTGAAACTGGTGCGGTATTTGCTCCATATGTACCTCTAATCATGACTCCATTAGTGTACGATCCAGACACATTTACACCACGTAAAGGTCTATTGACTCGTTACGCTAAGAAAATGATCCGTCCTGAATTCTTCGGTCGTATCTTTGTTAACGATTTGAATGTACTATAATAGGTAGTAAATAGATCGAATATGAAGAGCCTGGCGAAAGCCAGGCTTTTTTTGTTTTTCCCAATATTTATCAACAAATATAGTTATATGAATGATTTTAATAGAACTGCCGAAGCGCAGGAAGTTTTCAAAGCAAAACGCAAACCAAAAGGTCCTATAAAATTTAACATTCAACTGAATGAAGAACAAAAATCGGCCAAATCTAAAATTTTAACCAATACTGTAACTATATTACGTGGTAAAGCAGGATCAGGTAAATCTTTATTAGCAGCTAATGTTGCTCTTGATCTCTTATTTAGTAGAGAAATAGAAAAGATTATTATCACTCGACCAACTGTAGTAGCAGGACAAGACATCGGTTTCTTGCCAGGTGACGTTAATGAAAAATTAGCTCCATTTACAGCTCCTGTGTATGAAAACATGCATCGTTTATACAGTAAAGAAAAAATTGAAAAATGTATAGCGGAAGGTGAAATTGAAATTGTACCTGTTTCATTTATGCGAGGTAGAAACTTTACAGATTGTTTAGTTGTAGTAGATGAAGCACAAAACTTAACTGACAATCAAACCGAATTACTTTTAACTCGTATTTGTTCAGGTAGTAAAATGATTTTTTGTGGTGATGCTGCTCAAGTTGATTTACGAGATAAAAAAACTTCCGGATTTGATGTCATATGCAAACATATGAAAGAGGTGCCTGGATTCGAAGTAATTACACTAGAAAAAAATCATAGACACCCAATAGTAGACGATATTTTAGAAGTATACAAATCTTTCAGAAGTTAGCCATATTTATAAATAAAATATAAATGGCTGATCTGTATGTAAATATTACTGAGGAAATTACTCTTCCAAATAATACTACTCAAAGAACAAATGTATTTAAAAGCATTACTGGAATTAATCAAATTCTCCGTCGTGTAGATACAATTGCTACAACTTTTAGTGGTTCTGGTATTGAAATTATCCGTTTTTGTAATAGTGAAGAAGAACAAACTGGTGGGGCCTTTGTAAAACAAGACGTACAATATATCCGAATTACCAACCTATCTACTCAATATGATACTATAGTATATTTAGTTGCAAACGATAATACTGAAAGTGCTATATTTAATTTAACTCCTGGAAAAACAATAATGCTAGGAGATACAGATATAACTACTCCTACAGCCAATAACCCGGTAGTAGATGGATATGTAGATGAAACATATTATAGTGATTTTATATATTTGAGCTCTATTAAAGCTAAAGCGATTTCCGGCAGCACTCAATTAGAATATTTTGTAGCTTCAATTTAATATTTATAAGTAACATGGGCATAACATTAAGATTAGTAAAAGGTTCGGCACTTACTAACCAAGAAATAGATGGTAATTTTGAATATTTAACAGGTTCATATATGACTGCGTCTTATGTTCCTGGGGTACTTACATTTAACCAAATATCATCCTCAATTACAGGAAGTGGTCAAATATTTTATTCATCAAGTGGTTACTTTTATTTTAACAACATTTAATCTAGATAAATGGCAAATTTAACATTAAGAAAAACAAAAGGTTCAGCACTTACTCTTGCTGAAATGGATGGTAATTTTGAATATTTTACAGGTTCCTATATGACAGCATCTCAAGTCCCTGGAGCACTTACATTTAATCCTATTTTAACCCCTACTGTTGTAGAAGGTGGAATGTTTTATTCTTCAAGCGGAAATTTTTATGTTGAAAGTGCAAGTGCTTGGGCTCCGGTTTTAACAGCTGTTGTTAGACAACCAAACCCCTCATCATACGATGCAATTGTTCAAACTACCTACCCTAATGCAGTAGATTCTTATCATTTTGGAGAAGTAGCAAAATCTTTTATTAGTGGTACTTTTGGATATGTAAGTGATAATATTGTATTAGCCAATTCAATTTGTTCTGATGATGTAGATGGTCCTGTATTTGTAAATGAAGTTAATATAGGTCAATTTCCATCTTCTACAAACCAATTTTTAGGTCCATTTATGGCTGGTGGTTTAGCAGGTTACCCTCATACAGGAAGATTAGCAGTAGCCGCTTGGGCTAGTCACGCTACTACCGAAACTAGTGGAGCTTTATTTTTAATTAACATGCCTCATATTGGTATCACCCAACAAGCAAATCTTGTTTCAGGAAGTGATAATGTAGGTAGAATGCATCGTAGAGGAAAAGCTAGTGCAACTGGTGATCAAACTTGTGGAGCAGTATTTTTTGCTTATACTCAAGCATCTACAAATATTTTAGGATTAAGTGTACCTCCAACAGCATCAGAATATGTTGATAATTTCCAATGGTATACTCTTACTAATATTTTATATCCATTTAGTGCTTCATTTACTGGATCATATAGCCAAAATATGGTAAAAGCCACAGAATATATCAGATCAGCAAGTGATGCTTGGATTGTAGGACCTAATGGTATTTCAAATCCATTAAGTTTTGTTCCTGCTAATGTAGATATATTTTATTGTAATGGTATTTTTATCAATACAGATGATGGATATAATTCATATGTTACAGTAAACTCATTTCAGAAATTCGTTTCAGGAAGTGGTTGGACTGATTATACAGCAGCATTCACAGGCAGTCTTTTAGCTTAAAAATTAAATTTTTTTTAAAATGGGTCTCTATATGAGGCCCTTTTTTTTCATATTTATAATAAAATAGTAGCATGAACATTCCTATTTGGCCCGGCTCAAGTTCATTCCAACCAGGAGATACACCGTTTGGTTTTTATGATTATGATCCTCAATTTCAAGTTGATTCAAACAAATTTGCTAAATTTGCGGCTCAACGTTTAGGATATCCTTTAGTTGAAGTTGAATTGCAAGACCTTAACTTTTATACTGCTTTTGAAGAAGCCATTACAACTTATGGAAATGAATTATATGCATATCAAGTAGCAGAAAATTTATTGTCTTTCCAAGGTGCTTCCCAAAACATAGGCCCCGCTAACAACCAGGTTATTCAAGAGAATATGGCATCTGTTGTTCGTTTATCCCAACAATATGGAGAAGAAGCAGGTGTAGGGGGAACTATTGATTACAATACTGGTTCTCTTGATTTAAAAGCAGGACAGCAAAATTATGATATGAATCAATGGGCTATTGACAACGGGATTCAAGGCCGTATTGAAATAAAACGTGTATTTTATGAAGCCCCCCCAGCAATTACCCGTTATTTTGACCCATATGCTGGTACTGGTACAGGAATGATGCAAATGCTTGATAGTTTTGGATGGGGCTCATATTCCCCAGCAATTAACTTTATGTTAATGCCTATTAACTATGACCTACAGAAGATTCAAGCAATAGAACTTAACGACCAAATTAGAAAATCTCAATTCACGTTTGAACTTGTAAATAATAACTTACGTATTTTTCCTATTCCATTAGGAGGAGGTAGACAAAAACTTCGATTTGAATATATTTTAGAATCTGATAGAAATAATCCTTATGTACCGAGTACTGGACAACCTATGATAACTAATGCTTCTAATGTTCCATATCAAAACCCTACATACTCTACAATAAATTCTATTGGACGTCAATGGATATTTGAATATGGATTAGCCATTGTAAAAGAAATTTTAGGATATGTCCGAGGAAAATATTCAACTATTCCAATCCCCGGATCAGAAGTAACATTAAATCAAGGAGATTTAATCTCCTCCGCAACCACAGATAAAACAGCATTAATTGAACGTTTACGAGCTTATTTTGATACAACTTCTCGCAAAACTTTACTTGCAAATAAAGAAGCAGAAGCAGCTAGTCAAAAGAATATATTGAATGACGTTCCAATGACAATTTTTATAGGATAATATGGCATTATTTGGTACACAACGTGATGTTTCTTTATTTAGACACCTTAACCGTGAGTTGTTATGGGATATTATTACCCAACAATGTGTATTTTATTCATTAAAAACAGCTGAAACTAAAGTAAACATTTATGGTGAAGCTGCTGGCGCTAGATACTATGAAGAACCTGTGCTTTTAAACGTGTTAATCGATAGAGGAGACTTCTCTAGCCCAGTTGATGACTTTGGTGTTTCTTCTGATAGACCAATGACATTTAAGTTTCTACGTGACGATTTACGTGGTAAAAATCCTGTTAATTCTGGTGGGGGACCTGACATAGGTAATTATCCTGGAACTCCTTATGGAGCTGATATTTTACCTGAAGTAGGAGATATTATAATGTGGAATGAATCATATTGGGAAATTGATAATGTAAACGATAATCAATTATTTGTTGGAAAAGACCCAGCTTACCCATACAATAAAAACCCATTAAACCCAGGATTAGATAATTTTGGAACAAATTTATCTATTATTTGTACAGCACATTATGTACCTTCAGATAAAGTACAAATTACAAGAGAAAGAATTTAATTTTTAACGATGGGTTTTTAAAAACTAGTTACAATGGCAGAACAATTAACACAGGTTAGAACTCGTTTACATTTAAAATCCCCATCGGTAGAAATTCCCATTACTTTTAAACCAACATTACCTACACTATCTCCTAACATAACTCAGCCTATTACAACTCCCTCAAGAGTAGTTATCCCTACAGATATGATAGATAAAATAGTTAATGAAAAGTTAAATGGGATGATGGATGAAATGTCTGGAGAAATAATAGGTCAATTTAATGTCTTAACCCAATCTATTCAAAATATTTCTCAATCTGTAGATAACCAAAATACAATCATTAGAGATTTAAATTCTTTATCACGTTCTATAGGTTCTAATAAAATATTTGTTAATAAAGAAATCCCTTTTGGAGAAGTAGATGGAATAAATACAACTTATTATCTTCAATATTGCCCAACTTTAGGAAGTGATCATTTATATTTAAATGGACTTTTAATTAAAGATGGTTCTGAAAATGATTACACCATTTCAGGATCTACAATTATGTTTGAAAATCCACTTCCTGAGGGAATGAAACTTCATTGTACTTACTATTACAGTGATAACACTCCTTCTAAAGTATTTGTTGATAAAGAAACTCCATTAGGACACATGAATGGAATAAATAATACATTTATTCTTGAATATTCACCTGCAGATAATAGTGAACATATTTACTTAAATGGATTATTACAAGAAGGAAATGGAAATGATTACTCCATTTCCGGTTCAGTCATAACATTCCTTAAACCCCCTAAAAATAATTATACTCTTCGTTGCACGTATTATCATTATTTAATATAATAAAAATTACTTTTTTTCTTTCTTGTTTTTTACATTGTATTTAGAAAAAATCCTTGATATGTATAATAAGAAAACTTATATTTAGATGAATCCTGAAAATTTATATTCAACTTCAGATTTGTATTTAACAGCATACCTTAAGATCAAGGGGCATAAATTTAAAGCAGAAAAGACTACTAAAAAGTCTACCTTTATTTTTCCTTCTAGCCCCGAACTACTATCCGATGTAGATGCGTATTTAACGGAAGTGGGGTCATGTGAGCCTTTAGCTTACACAAACGCCATTAAGAACCTAAAAAACCTTTTATTTAACAAGTAATTTTAACTTTTTAATGAAAGTTAAATATCCTTAAGGGTAACATTCTGGTTCCTTCCTACATTTTTTAATTTTTTTTTTTAATTTAATTTAAACCATTATGGCAACAACTAAAATTGTATTAGACTTACAATCCGACTTAGTACTAACCAGCCCAGCGATTTCTACCCCTACAGGTATTGTTGCAGGTGATATCGCTTATGGCGCATCTAACGTAGATGCTGAATTAGCTAATTTGGATGGTAATATTTCGTCTGAAGCGTCTTCTAGAGTAGCTGGAGACAATTCAATCGCTGCTGATTTAGCTGCTGAAACAACTGCTCGTATTGCAGATGTTGATGCTGAAGAATCACGCGCAATGGCTGCTGAAGGATCTTTAGCAACAAACTTAGCAACTGAAGTTACTAACAGAACAAACGCAGTTACTGCTGAAGCATCTTCAAGAGTAGCTGGTGATCAGTCAGTTGCAGCAAATTTATCAACTGAAGTTGTTAATAGAACAAACGCAGTTACTGCTGAAGCATCTTCAAGAGTAGCTGGTGATTTGTCATTAGAAACTTCTTTAAATGCTGAAGGATCTCGTGCAATGTCTTCTGAAATGTCTTTAGCTAACGATTTAGCTGCTGAAACTACTGCAAGAATCGCAGACGTTGACGCTGAAGAATCTCGTGCTATGGCAGCTGAAGGTTCATTGTCAGCTCGTGTGAATACTGAAGAGAATGCTCGTGCTGCTGCTGATGCATCTTTGAACACCAAAATCGAATTCGTTATTTCGAACACTGATGCTGCTGCATTAGATTCATTAACTGAAATCGTTGGTGCATTCCAATCTGCTGATGGTGACATCAACAACGCTATCTCTACATTAGCTACAAACGCATCTATTGCTGTATCAACTGAAACATCAAGAGCAACTGCTAAAGAAAATTCTATCGCAGCTGACTTGTCTTCAGAAATTGTAAACAGAGGTTTAGATGTAGATGCTGAGGAAGCAAGAGCACAATCTGTTGAAGCTGACTTATCTGAAGAAATTTCTTTAGAAACTGCTAACAGAGAAGCTGCTGTATCAACTGAAGTTGCAAGAGCAAATGCTGCTGAAGCTTCTATCTCTACTAAGTTAACAAACGAAATCGCTGACAGAACTGCTGATGTAAACGCAGAAGAATCTCGCGCTATGGCTGCTGAAGCTTCTATCGCTGCTAACTTGTCTTCTGAAATCGTTAACAGAACTGCTGACGTAGATGCTGAGGAATCTCGTGCAACTGCTGCTGAGGCTTCTATCGCTGCTAACTTGTCAACTGAAATCGTTAACCGAGTTGCTGACGTTGACGCTGAGGAATCTCGTGCAATGGCTGCTGAAGCTTCTTTAGCTGCTGATTTATCTACTCAAATTTCTACAGAGCATGCTCATCACGTAGCTGGTGACAATTCATTAGAAACATCTTTAAACTCTGAAATCACTGCAAGACAATCTGCTGATCTTGAACTTTACAACAACTTCAGTGGAGAAATGTCTATCGAAAAAGCAGCAAGAGAAGATGCTGATGCTTCTATCGTTGTTTATTTAGATGCTGCTGATAACGCTTTACAAGAAGCTATCGATGCTGAAGCTACTGCAAGATCAAATGCTGATGCTTCTATCAACACAGCAATGACTGCTGAAGCTTCTTCAAGAGTAGCTGGTGATTCTTCTTTAGCAACTGCATTAGCTGCTCAAATCTCTACTGAGCATTCTCACCACGTAGCAGGTGATGCTTCTGTTGCTGCTGCTGCTTCTACAGCTCTTGCAACTGCTGAAACTTCTATCAATTCAGCAATGACTGCTGAAGCTTCTTCAAGAGTAGCTGGTGATGCTTCTTTAGCAACTGCTATCGACGCTGAAAAAGGAAGAATTGATGCTATCTTAGATGGTTCAACTGTTAATCTTGATCAATTCCATGAAATCGTTACTTTCGTTAACGGTATCGACCTTGAGAATGATAACGCATTGTTGTCAGCTGTAACTTCTATTGGTACTTCAATCGATGCTGAAGCTTCTTCAAGAGTAGCTGGTGATGATTCATTAGAAAGTGCTTTATCAACTGCTGAAATGTCTATCAATACAGCAATGACTGCTGAGGCTTCTTCAAGAGTTTCTGCTGATACTTCATTGTTTGTTCAATTGAATGACAAAATCAACAGCGAAATCTCTGATAGAGCTGCTGACGTTGATGCTGAACAAGCAAGAGCTGAAGGTGCTGAAGGAATGTTGAATACAAAAATCAACACTGAAATCTCTAACAGAGAAAGTGCTGATTCTTCATTGAATACTGCAATTAATGAAGCGGTTTTAATGTTGAATACTAAGATTAATGACGAGACAAGTAGAGCTCAAGGTGCTGAAGGTTCATTAGAGGCTGCATTGTCTTCTGAAGTTGCTAACTTATTATCAAATACAGATTTAACTGCAATTGATTCATTCTCTGAAGTAGTTACTGAATTGGATGCTGTTAAAAACATAATCAGCAACACTTACTTCAAGAAAGTATCTATTTCTGGTTTAGTTAACGGAACAAACAAAAACTTCACTTTGACTAGCGCAGTTAAGCCCGGATCTGAAGCAATCTACTACAATGGATTGTTACAAGAAATGGGTGAAGATTACACTATCTCTGGTGGGGTTAACGTACAGTTTACTTACACTCCTAAAACGGGTGGTAAAGTAACTGCTTACGGTGTTTACGCTTAATCATTAACTCGTTAATGAAAAAAAGAGGGGTGCGAAAGCACCCCTTTTTTATTTAGATAAAATATATTAAAGATTATCGTATAGATTTGTATCTGGATTGTAAATTAAATCCTTATTACCCCCATTAAACAAGTTATATATCAACTTATCATATGTTTCAATTAGGTTTTCATTATCCGCGTGATACCTTTGTAAAACTAAATCATTTCTTTCATGATATTCTTGTAGATTATTATCATGTTCTGTTAAAATATAATCTAACATTTTTGCTCCTTGTTTTGTATCTCCATTTTCATAGTAATACCCTAAATCTTTACATAAAGAAGCATTATGTAAAACAGGATACCCTAAAAACGCAGCATCCAAATACAAATAATTCAGCGGATTTAAAATCTGGTGAGATATTACAATATCAAAATACTGAGTTAAAATAAAAGCTGTCTGATATCTTGATTCAGCTGATAACTTTTTGTCTTTAAACAAATCAAACGTACGAATTATAGACATAAATTCATAATTTGCTTTAACCTTTTCACCATTGGTAATCATTACTTTATCTATTTTTGAATTACCAACATCTCCTCTATAAGATTCTTCTGCAATCATAGCAGGTATAAGACCGTATTTTACAATATTAATATTTGGTTCCATTATACCAATAACCTTTTTTTCTTTGTCTGGGTTGTATTTGTATCCTTTTTTATACCTTCCATCGGCATACCCTTTTTCAATATCTTTTACACTTTCTAGTAAAAATTTATGATGCCAAATGAATGGAACTATAAAAGCATTTGTTCTATAAAGAGTTGAAAAGAAACCACTGTTTGTATCGTGTTGTTGAGGAATATACCATAACTCATCAAATGTATTTTCATATTCAAAATATTTCTTTTTATTTTCTTTAAATAAAACATTTTCCATATGGATTACATAATTGTTTCCACATTTATATCCAATAAATCTTTTATTTTTATCTTCTTTAAATTTCTGAATATCTGCATCGTAAACTTGAGCACCCATCATTACAATAAGATCCATATCCATAAATTTTTCTTTAAAATTGTAGATATCTATCCCATCAAGGTATGATGGTTTTTTCTCACTAAAATCAACATCAATAGTGTTCAATATACAAACCTGATAATCGTTTTTAGATTGTTTTAACAGGTGAACAAACATTAAAACATTTTGTTTCATCCCATTAGTCCATATCGACTCGGTGTTTGATTGTAGTCCTAATGTGATACCAATTTTTAAATTTTTCATAAGTTGCTAGTTTGGTCTATAAATAATTGAATTAATTTTTCTTTTTCTTCTTCGTTTTTAGCGTTGATGTATAACCATATAAATGATGATTCTATTTTTTTTAATTCATCTCGTTTTTCATTGATACGTATTCTTAAAATATCTTTATCTTCTAATTCCATAGAATACAATATCCCTAATTCAGAACATATATCATATAATTCGAATAAATTGTACTCCTCAGATGCTTTAGTAGCTCTAATATATAGTTCTTCGTATTCTTTAGAATCAACCTTGTCAGGATGAGTAACTTTAGCTATTTCCCTGTATAGTTTTTTAACTTTATTCTTTAACTCAGGAGTAATAGGTAAATCCTTTTTCTCTTTTTCTTTAGGTGGAGAAGGAGGAGTTTGTTGTGGGGGATCTTTTCTCAATTCACTAACCTTTGTTAAAAACTCAGGTTGGGTTTCGGATATTAGTTCTTTTTTATATTGGTCATCTAAGACAAGATAATTATATTCCTGGAATAATTTTTGAAGTTCTAGTTGCTCTAATTTTTTACTCATCAGGTATTTTTTTATAAATATTTATAACTGAATCGTATGTATTAATTGATATGCCTTCTTCAAGAAAACCTAACCCTAAATCTCAATTAGAGATACAAAATGATCAGATAGAACCGTATGTGTTCCCTGAAACAGGTGAGTCTTATGGCAATCCTAACATACCATCACAATTTAATCAATTTACAGATAAAGATCAAAGCGGAATAGATTTTAATCGCTCTGAACAGATGTCATTTAAAGATGATACTACTAAACCATTTACAGTAGGTCTTCAAGATATTGACGAATCTATAATGTATTATTTCCAGAATGTTATTCGTCCAACTGTTTATCAAAACGGAAATAGATTAGCAGTACCTGTAATATATGGTTCACCTGAAAAATGGAAATCAGTTCAAAAAGACGGATACTATAAAGACAAAAATGGTGCTATTATGGCTCCGTTGATCATGTTTAAAAGAGATACAATTGATAAAAATCGTTCTCTAACAAACAAACTGGATGCTAATTCACCTCACTTATATGCATCTTGGATGAAAACATATAATCCAAAAAATGCCTATTCAAATTTTAACGTATTAACAAACCGAAAACCAGTAATGCAGTATGTGGTTAATGTAGTACCTGATTACGTTACTTTAACATATTCTTGTGCCATTCAAACATACTATGTTGAACAAATGAATAAAGTTATTGAGGCAATCAATTATGCTTCAGATTCATATTGGGGAGACCCAGAACGTTTTAAATTTAAAGCATCTATTGATTCATACTCCACAGCAATAGAAATTTCAGATAATACAAATCGTATCGTTAAAGGAACGTTTTCCATTAAGTTATTCGGATATATCATCCCTGATAGTATCCAAAAAGAGATTACAGCTATTAAAAAATATAATAGCAAAGCTCAGGTTATTGTTACAGCAGAAACAGTTAATAATTTAAATAATCTATAACAATGGCAGCAAAAACAAAAACCTCATCAACAATTTCGTTTGTACGCAAACCTAAAACTAAAAGACCAGGAGTACATGCAAAGTCTAAAACTAGTAAAACTAAAACTAGTAAAAACTACGTAAAAGCGTATGTTTCTCAAGGAAAATAACATATTTATAATAAAATAATTTATGGGAATAGTTTCAGAAAAAAAGTTTTTAACAGAAGAAGAAAAAAACACACTAAAAGAAATCCAACAACAAACTCAAGCTTTAATTTTAGAGCTAGGTGAAATTGAAATGATTAAACTCCAGATAGAAAATCGCCACCAAATAGCAAAATCATATTTAAATGAACTTGCTTTAAAAGAGGAAAATTTTAATCAATCAATTATTGGAAAATATGGTAAATCCCGTATCAACCCAGAAACGGGTGAAATTACCGTATTAGAATAATTTAATTTAAAATACACCATATTTATAACAAAATAATTTATTTGTAATGGCAGAAACAATTGTATCACCTGGTGTACTAGCAATAGAAAATGACCAATCTTTTATAACCCAAGCTCCTGTACAAGCAGGTGCTGCTATTATAGGACCAACAGTTAGAGGTAAAGTAGGTATTCCTACATTAGTTACAACATTTGGTGAATACCAAAATAAATTCGGAACTACATTTTCAAGCGGAAGTCAAACCTATACCTACTTTACATCCATCTCAGCTTTTAATTATTTTAACAGTGGAGGAACGTCATTGTTAGTTACTCGTGTAGTTAGTGGTAGTACAACTACTGATTGGACTCCTGCAACATCTTCATTCATTTCATCATCTGCTCATGCTGCTGGTGCTCCTTATAACACAGATGTATTTGTTTTAGAAACAATTGCTGAAGGAGAAATAATGAATAGTACAGGCCCTACAGGATCTAATGGAACCTTATTAAGTGGCTCAGCAAATAACTTTAGATGGCAAGTAGTATCCCCAAATGTTAATTCAGGTACGTTTACATTATTGATTAGACAAGGAAATGACACTACAAATTCTCCATCTATTTTAGAAACATGGGGCCCAGTATCATTAGACCCATTTGCTTCAAATTATATTGAAAGAATAATAGGTAATCAAGTTGAAGTAGTTACCAATGACCCATCTACAGGTGAATACTATGTTCAACTTTCAGGAAGCTATCCTAACCAATCAGCATATGTTAGAGTTAAACAAGTAAATCAAAATACTCCAAATTACTTTGACAATAATGGTGCCCCTCAACCCCAATTTACAGGATCTTTACCTACAACAGGTAGTGGATCTTTTGGAGATGGGAAAGGAAGTAATATCCCTACATTTGCCGCTGGTGCATATTATGAAGCCATTTCAGATACCAATATCCAAGGTTTAAAAGCTAACAACTATACAGAATCTATTTCTTTATTAGCCAATGCTGATGCATACAATTATAATTTTATTACCATCCCAGGATTAATAGGAGATACTACCTACACAAACCACTACCCAGTTGTTCGACAATTGGTTACAATGGTTCAAAATAGAGCAGATACTATGGCGATAATTGATGTTGTAGGATATAATTCAAATTTAATTCCTGTAACAACAGCTGCAGGTGTTTGGGATACATCATACGCTGCAACATATTGGCCTTGGTTAAAAACAATTGACCCAAATTCAGGACAACAAGTTTGGACCCCAGCTTCAACAATCGTACCAAGTGCATATGCATTTAATGATAGTGTAGCTTTTCCATGGTTTGCTCCTGCTGGAATAAACAGAGGTATTCTAACAACAGTTATTCAAACTGAAAGAACATTAACCCAAGGAAATAGAGATTTACTTTACCAAAACAATGTAAACCCAATTGCAACATTCCCAGGATCTGGAGTTGTAGTATTTGGACAAAAAACATTACAAAAAAGAAGAAGTGCTTTAGATCGTGTAAACGTTAGACGTTTATTAATTGAACTTAAAAATTATATTTCTCAAATAGGTGATACATTTGTATTTGAACAAAATAATACTGTTACTAGAAATAGCTTCTTAGCAATAATTAACCCTTATTTAGCATCTGTTCAACAACAGCAAGGATTAACAGCTTTTAAAGTTATTATGGATGAATCCAATAACCCCCCTTCAGTAGTAGATCAAAATCAACTAATAGGTCAAATTTATCTACAACCTACTAGAACTGCTGAATTTATTATATTAGACTTTAATATATTACCTACAGGTGCAACATTTCCTGCTTAGTAGCATATTTTAGAAAAAAATTAGATATTTATAATAAAAAAATAAAATGGCAAATTTTACAACTTCTCCTGGAGTAGCAATTAGCGAAATAGATAACACCTTCTTAACCGGCCAACCGGTTCAAGCAGGTGCTGCTATCATAGGACCAACTGTTAAAGGTCCTGTAGAAAAACCAACCCTAGTAACATCTTATTCAAATTTTCAAACGTTGTTTGGAGATTCTTTCATTAGTGGTGGTAATTCTTATTCATATTTGACTTCAATTGCTGCTTACAATTATTTCAATTACGGAGGAACTTCATTATTAGTAGCTCGAGTAGCTACAGGTTCTTATACTTCTGCTACTAGCTCATTAATTCCTAATTATTTTACTTCTGAATCTTTTTCTTTAGAAACCATATCAGAAGGAACCATCATGAACAATTCAGGTTCAGGAGCTTCAGGTTCATTAATTCAAGGAACTAATGAAAATGTAAGATGGGAAATTACCAATTCAAATACTGGATCAGGTACATTTAACGTATTAATTAGACGTGGAAATGATACTCAAAATAATAAAACTGTTCTTGAAGCTTGGAATAGTGTAACATTAGATCCAAATTCAAATCGTTACATTGCTAGAGTAATTGGTGATCAAAGATTACAATACAATTCATCAGCTAATCAAATGGACTTGTCTGGAAGTTTTCCAAACAATTCAAGATATGTACGTGTAAAAGCTGTAAATTACCCAACCCCAAATTATTTTGATTCAAACGGAATTGCAGTTTCTGCATATACCGCTTCAATCCCAGTAAATGGAAGTGGTTCTTTAGATGGTGCTTTTGGAGGTGCTACTGGAACAACAGGTAGTACTATTAACTTATACGACAATATCTCAACAAACACACAAGGTGTAATGGGGTATGATTATAACAATATGATTTCATTGTTAGGTAATCCTGAAGCATACCAATATAATTTATTGTTTACTCCTGGTTTATTAAACGATACTCACACTGCTCAAATTACTAACCTTATTACTAATACAATTGCTAGAGGTGATAGTATGTTAGTATTTGATTTAACTGATTTTAATAGTGTAATTGGAGATGCAATAACACAAGCACAATCTCGTGATACATCATATGCTGCAACATATTGGCCTTGGGTCCGTATCATCGACCCAGCAACAGGAAAACATGTTTGGTCTCCTCCATCAACAGTAATCCCAGGTGTATATGCATTCAACGATAGAGTATCTGCTCCATGGTTTGCTCCTGCAGGTATTAATCGTGGTGGTTTATCTACAGTATTACAAGCACAATATAAATTAACTCAAGGAAATAGAGATACTTTATATGCAAATAATATCAATCCAATTGCAACATTACCTAAACAAGGAGTTGTAGTATACGGACAAAAAACATTACAAAAAGCTCAATCTGCTTTAGATCGTGTAAACGTACGTCGTTTGATGATTGAATTAAAAAGCTACATTCGTCAAATTGCTGATACAATAGTATTTGAACAAAACACAATTCAAACTAGAACTTCATTCATATCAAGAGTCAATCCATATTTAGAAGCTATCCAACAAAAACAAGGATTATATGCCTTTAGAGTAATAATGGATGATTCAAACAATGGACCAGCAGTAATTGATCAAAACCAATTAGTAGGTCAAATTTACGTTCAACCTACTCGCACAGCTGAATTTATTTCTTTGGATTTCATCTTATTACCAACAGGAGCTGAATTTCCAGGATAAAAAATAAAATTACAGATATTTATAATAAAATAAAAATAGAAAACAAATGGCAATTTTAAATCCAAACGAAATATTTTACACAGCGTTTGAACCTAAACAAACAAACCGTTTTATCCTTTATATGGATGGTGTTCCATCATATTTAGTAAAGGGAGTAGGAGCTGTTTCTTTAACTCAAACTGCAGTTGCCCTTAACCACATCAACGTTCAACGTTATGTAAAGGGTAAAACAAAATGGAATACCATTCAGTTTACAATGTATGAATCAATTACTCCTTCTGGTGCTCAAGCAGTAATGGAATGGGTACGTTTAGGACACGAATCAGTAACAGGACGTGATGGCTATTCAGATTTCTATAAGAAAGATATTACCTTTAACGTTTTAGGTCCTGTAGGTGATATCGTTTCTGAATGGATTGTTAAAGGAGCTGTTATTACTGAAGTTAACTTTGGAGATTACAACTGGGATGATGACGGAACACCAGTAAACATCCAAGTAACTGTTCAACCAGACTATTGTATCTTGAACTACTAAGAACAAAAAAACAAAGTATACAAAAGCTCCAAAGAAATTTGGGGCTTTTCTTTTCTTTTAATATATTAAGGCTATGAAAACACTTAAAACACTTTTATTTGTACTATTAACTAGTTTTGTTTATAGTCAATTTTGTCCATTTTTAGGACCAGACCAGTATTTACCTTGTGGTACAAACTCAACAACTTTAACCGCGGATTTAAGCCAATGTAGTCAGGGTAGTAATCCCAATCAAACAACAAACTACACCGTTTCTCAAATACCATATGTTGCTCAAATTAACAGTGGAGCTTTAGTAGCATTAAGTGATGACTCACAATCAGGAGTGTTTAATATTGGGTTTACTTTTTGTTTTTATGGACAAACTTATACACAATTTAGAATTGGATCAAACGGTTGGGTATCTTTAGGAGCAGGAGCACAACCAGCTACATTTACATCTTTAGCTATACCAACAGTAAATGCTGCTGTCCCTAAAAACTGTATTATGAGTCCTTGGCAAGATTGGAATCCAGGAATTGGAGGTCAAGTACGTTACCAAGTACAAGGTACAGCTCCATGTAGAAAATTAGTTGTAAGTTGGATTGGTGTTCCAATGTATTCATGTACAAATTTACAAGGTACATTTCATATTGTATTGTATGAATCAACAAATTATATTGAAACATATATTGCAAAT